CGCAAGTCTTCATATTGTTTTATCTTATCTTCAATACCTTTAGACTGTTCTCTTGCTTTTTTGATTGCTATTGATTCTACAATCGCAGCCACATCAGGGTATTCTTTTGCCCAAGTTTCTAATTCTTCTTCTGTCTTGGGTAGTTTTATTTCTTTTTTAGTAGCTTCCCCAAGCTGTCTTTCAAGATTTGTAATCTTATCTTCAAAAGCCTTTTGTTGTTGTTGCTGATGTTTTCTTAAATCTCCATAACGCTTTTTAAAACTACGCTCTTCAGCACTCTCAGGCTCTTTGTTATCACTAGTTTCCTCTTTAGATTCAGTTTCTTCTTTCACTTCCTCTTTTTGATCTTGTAATAACTTTTCTAATTCTTTTTCGTCTTTCTTTATTCTTTCTTCTACATTTTTAGGTTTAGTCATAAATGCAACTTTTTTAGGTGT